AGCTGGTGATGCCGGTGCAGCGGGAGAAAACCGCGCTGAAGCGTGGCGCGCTCGACAATCTCTATCTGCACAACAACCCGCGCGTCGAGGTTTCGGAAGCCAATGCCGGGCCGAACACGCTGGATGACTTGCTGGTGTCGCGCCCGGGCGGCGTGGTCCGCACCAAGACGCCGGGCGGCCTGAACTGGCAGACCGTGCCCGATATCACCGGGTCGGTCTGGCCGGCCATGCAATATCTCGATGCCGAGCTCGCCTCGCGCACAGGTCTCGACAAGCAGTCGCAGGGCATCGACGCCAACGCGCTGCAGAACCAGTCCGCGACGGCCGTTGCGCAAGTATTCAGCGCCTCGCAAATGCGGATGAAGCTGATCGCGCGCATCATGGCCGAGGGGGTCCGTGATATCTTCGCGTTGCTGCACGGCACGATCCAGAAGCACGGAAGCGAAAAGCAGACGTTCCGGCTGCGCAACAAATGGATCGATGTCGATCCTCGGGACTGGAAAACCCGCGACCACATGACGATCAATGTGGGCCTCGGTACCGGTGGGAAGGCCCAGCAGTTCGCCCAGACCATGGCGATCGCCAATGTGCAGAAAGAGCTGATCCAGGGAGGCAAGCAAAACCTGGTCGGCGACATGCAGCTCTACAACACCGCGGCGGAGCTCACCCGCATCATGGGGCACAAGAATCCGGATCGGTTCTTCAACGATCCCTCGGCAAAGGATCCGCGGACCGGGCAGTTGCTGCACCGGCCGGCGCCGCCGCCGCCGAATCCGAAACTGCTGGCCATGCAGGCGAAGGCGGAGGCCGATGCACAGAGCGCGCAATCGGACGCGCAGATGGCGCAATTCAAGGCCCAGAGCGACGCCGCGCGTCAGCAGCTCAAGGCGCAAAGCGATGCCCAGCTTGCCGCCTTCAAGGCGCAGCTCGATCAGCGCATGATGGTGATCGAAGCGGCGTTGCAGGAACGGGCCGACGCGCGCGCGGCTGCATTGCAGCAACAGCAGGCGCAGCACGCGCAGGAGGCACATGCGCAGAACATGGCGAAGGGTGTCTTGGACATCGTCGCCACGACGCATGCGCATGACGCCAAAGTCGGGCAGATCAAGCCTCAGCCGGTGAAGACGGATGATTGACGAAGCCAAACTCCGCCAGGACGCCGCCAAGGCGCTCCGCGCCCAAAACCTGCTCGACAACGAGCTGTTGGCCGGCGCGTTCAAGGGCCTGGAAGAGGCCTATACATCAGCCTGGCGCGCGACCGTGATCGACGACGTCGCGGCTCGCGAAAAGCTGTTTTTGGCCATCAACATCGTCGGCAAGGTCCGCGACCACCTGACCGCGATCGTCACCAACGGCAGGCTGGCGCAGGCCGAACTGAAGCAACTCGCCGAGACCGCCGAGCGGAAGAGACGGTTTGGCATCGTCTAACGCATAAGGGCGGTGCGGCTTTCAGAGGAATTTATACGCATCTCTATACTTGACTCGCAGCCGTTGTTTGCGGGGCCTGACAGGTTGCTGGAAGATCAATTCCATGAGGTCGATCTTATGATCCATCGTTTGTCATTCCGGGATACGTCTTCGGTCGGCGATAGCCGACTTAAGGCGTAGGCCCGGAATCCATACTCCCGGCGGGGGTTATGGATTCCGGGCCCGCGCAAGAGCGCGTCCCGGAATGACGATTGTTGTTGATGGTGACTACAAACCGAAATGATTCAAACTTCGGAAACACTGTCGTAGACGCTCGCAAAAATATCTCCAACCCAGGAAACTTCATGACCGACGAAACCAGCGCCTCCGCTGGCGGCGAAAGCGCGCCTGTCACCGCGATCACCGCTCCCGCCAATACCGGCGATGACCTTTCCATTTCCCAGGCCGCGCGCGCGCTCACTGCGGGGCGTGCCCGGCCGTCAGAACCATCTGCCGAGAGCGCTGAGCCAGCGCCCGCAGACCCGGAATTGTCCGATGAGGACAACGCCGCCCCTGCAGCGCAGGCCACCGGCGAGACGCAGGATGACGCCCCGGCCGAGGTGCCGCCACGCGAGCTTCCGAGGTCTTGGACCAGGGACCGAATCGAAGTCTGGAACCGCCTCGACCCGGCGACGCAAGATATCTTGCTGGAGCAGGACAGGATGGCCAGCGCCGAGGTTCGCCGGGTCCAGAATGAGGCCGCTGAATTCCGTAAGGCCGCGCAGGCCGAGCGGGCGCAGGCGGAACAGGCACGGCAACGATACGAGGCCCAGCTACCGGCCTTGTTGCAAAGTCTTCAGGACGCCAACCAGGCGGCATTTTCCGACATTCGAACCGTCGATGATGTCCAGAAACTGGCCAGTGAAGATCCCTTCCGATATCTGCAATGGCAGGCGCACCAGACAAAGCTGCAGGCTGTCACGGCGGAAGCAGAGAAGGCCAGGGGACAGCAGGATCGACAGCGGCAATCCGAATGGCAGCAGTATCGCCAGAGGGAAGACGCGCTGGCGGCCGAGCTGATCCCGGAGCTTGCAGACAAGGACAAAGGCGTCGCGCTGATGAAGCGCGCCGCCGACCGGCTGGCCGAACTCGGGTTCAGGCCGGATGAACTGACACGGCTGGCGAACGGGGAAGAGAGGATTTCGGTCTTCGATCACCGTTTCCAGCAGCTGGTTTATTCCGACCTGAAGCTTTCCGAGATTCAGAGCGCCAGGACGGCCGTCGCCCAAAAACCTGTTCCTCCAGTCCAGCGGCCCGGAACGGCAAGGCCGCAAGGCCAGGCCAATTCCGAGCGCATCCAGGCCCTCACTCAAAACCTCAACGCAACCGGCTCGTTACGGGCGGCACAGGAACTGCGTGCAGCGCAGTTGCGGTCGCGCAGCCGGGCTTAATCTTAAGGGATCAACCACCATGGCCATGCCAACCAACACCTTTGCCACCTACGAGGCGATCGGCAATCGCGAAGACCTTTCGGACATGATCTATCGGATCTCGCCGACCGATACCCCGTTCCTGTCCGGCGCGGAGACGGAAAAAGCCACTGCCGTGAATCATGAATGGCAAACCCAGGCTCTGGCTGCGGCGTCGGGATCGAACGCCCAGCTCGAAGGCAACGATTTTGCGGCGGTCGCTGCCACGCCGACCGTTCGGCTGGGCAATATTGCGCAGATCAGCGCCAAATTTCCGGCGGTCACCGGCACCCAGATGGCGGTGGAGCACGCCGGTCGCGACAACGAAATGGCCTATCAGGAAATGCTGAAAGGCCTCGAACTCAAGCGCGACATGGAGACCACGCTGGTGGGCACCAACCAGGCCAAGAACACCGGCAACGATTCGACGGCCCGCAACCTCGGCTCGATCCTCTCCTGGCTCTATACCAATACCGTGATGGGTTCGGGCGGGGCGGGTCCCTCCGCGGCAACGGGCGCCTATACCCGAACCGACGGAACGCAAGTGCCGTTCACGGAGGCCAATCTGAAGACCGTCTTGTCATCCGCGTGGACCAATGGCGGCAAGCCCGACATCATCATGACCGGGGCGTTCAACAAGCAGATCTTTTCGACCTTCACCGGCCGCGCCACGCCGATCGAGGATACCAAATCGAAAAAGATCGTGGCATCGGTCGATGCCTACGAGTCCGATTTCGGCAAGATGAAGGTGGTGGCCAACCGTTTCCAGCGGTCGCGCGATGTGTTCGCGCTGGAAATGGACAAGTGGGCCATTGCCTACCTCAACGGCCGCAAGTTCGTCTCGATTCCGATCGCGCCGACCGGCGACTCGATCAAGCGCGAGATCCTGTCGGAATACACCCTCGTTGCCCGCAACGAGATGTCCAGCGGCGCTGTGTTCGACAACACGACATCCTGAGCCAAAGCGTATCGCAAATCCAATAGGGCGGCTCTTCGGAGCCGCCTTTTTCTTTGGTCGCTGGCCAATCCCGGCCTTTTCCTCAAGGAGGTTAGAGCGACATGGCATATCCCGGCAATCACACTCTCAACACCACAGATCTCACGGCTTACACCCCGTCCTGCGGCGGCTCGCCGGTGGCAGCCTATGTGCGCGCGCCCTTCCGCGGCTTTGTGAAGAAGTTCACGGGCATCCTGGGCGGCGCGATCACCACCGCCAACGGCACTGTGACGCTGGCCAATGCGACGCAGGGCACGACGATCGGCACCTTCACGGTGACCGAGGCGAGTTCGGCCGCCGGTCAGTTTCAGTATGGTTTGCCAAACAACATCGCGGTGGCTGCCGTCAACCAGGATGACATTCTGGTGCTGACGCCCTCCGGTGCGTCGGGCTCCTCGATCCCGATGTTCTTTTCGGTCGTGCTGGGGACGACGCAGTGATGCAAGTCTTCAACCCCTCCGCGTCGTTCACGCGCCCGGCTAACACGACAGCCTATGCGGCCGGCCAGCTCATCGCCAATTCGACCACAGCGGGATCTGTTGTCCCGATGTCGTTCACGCTCGGAAACCATTTTGGCGTGGGCCAATATCGCATGACCCGGTACCGGCTGTTCAAGTCAGGAACCGGGATCACCAATGCGACGTTCCGGCTGCATCTCTATGCGGCGGCGCCGACCGTGACCAACGGCGACGGTGGCGCGTGGCTTACCACGGGCTCCGCAAACTGGCTGGGCAATATGGACGTGTCGTCATGCCTCGCCTTCAGCGACGGCGCGGCCGGCACCGGATCGGCTCCGGCCGGCTCGGAACAATATATCCGGTTGCCGTCAGGCGTCACGGTCTACGGTCTTATCGCAGCACTCGGCGCCTATACGCCGGCGAGTGCCGAGACGTTCAGCGTCGTGCTCGAGGAACTGGACACCTTCTGATGGACGTCCGGATCCATCTCGACAGCAACGGAGAAGACCTCACCGTTGCCCATTGGCAGGACGTCGAGCCGATCCTCGACTGGAATAGGGCCGCGCGCGCCCAGGAACAGCGCTCGGATTGGGGCCGGCACGTCGCCCGGATACCGAATGTCATTCTCGTAAAATGGTACGAGGAAGAAGTTGCGCGAGGGAGAGCCGGCTTGCGGATGTTCACGCCGGAGTTTGACGAGATCGTGCAGCGGAAATTGGACGATCCGGAGTGGTTTTATCTCCGGACCGACAGGCCCTCGCTGCAGGCCGGTTGGAGCGTGGGGCTGCGATGATCCAGACCTATACCGATCTACAGGCCGCCGTCATCGAATATATTGCGCGCGACCAGGACACTGTCTTTATCGCGCGCGTGCCAAGCTTCATCCAGCTGTTCGAGGCCAAGGCCAACCGGCTATTGTTTACCCGCCAGATGGAACAGCGTTCGACGGCGCTGATCGATATCACGACGGAAGAGCCGGAATTCATCGCGTTGCCGACCGATTTCCAGTCGATGCGCCGCATCAGGCTTTCGAGCGTGCAGGGCAAGCCGCATCTCGATTTCAAGTCCGGCACGCAGCTCGACGAATATCGCTACAGCATCGGCGACACCACCAACCAGCCGCTGTTCTTCACCGTCTTCGGCGATGAGATCGAAGTCTGCCCGCAGCCCGACCAGGATTATACGGTCGAGATGATCTACCGACAGAACATCCCGGCGCTGTCGGCGAATGCAACCAATTGGCTTCTGACCCTGGCGCCAGATTTCTATCTCTACGGCGCCTTGATGGAAACCGCGCCTTACATCAAGGAAGACGCGCGGTTACAGACGTGGGGCGCCGGTTTTCAGACTGCGCTGGACGGGCTGAACAATCTCGGACTGACGTCGACATTCAATGCTTCGCCGATGATGGTTCGACCATCCGGCGTCACGCCGTAGGAGGGCGCTTTGGCCGCATTTTCGAAATTCTATTGCTTCGTTGCTAACCTGGCCGACGCGCTGCACAACATGAACACCGGCACGTCGCAGGTCTACAAGGTCTATCTGACCAACACGACGCCTGTTGCCACCAATACGGTCTACAATACGCCTGCCGACCTTTCGACCGCCAATGGCTATATCGCCGGTGGGACAACGATCGGGACCATCACCGGTTCGCAGACCTCCGGCACGTTCTCGTTTTCCGGCGGAACCAACCCGTCCTGGACGGCTTCCGGCGGATCGATCGGCCCGTTCGAATATGCGGTGCTCTATAACTCCACGGCCTCCGGAAACCCGCTGATCGGCTGGTGGGATTACGGCGGTGCGATTACGCTGACCAACGGCAACACCTTCACCGTTTCCCTGCCGTCGCCGATTCTGACGATCCAGTAACATGGCAGGGAAGGCCGGCAACCGGGTCAACGTCAACGTTTCGACAACGGGGACGGGTTCGCCTTTCACCGTGACCACCGCGCTCGCAGGTGGCTTCCAGACCCTCGCGAGCGTGTTCAATTCCGGCGACGTCGTCGAATATGCGATGACGGACGGATCGAATTTCGAGGACGGGTGGGGCGTGGTTGATGCCACGCAGACCATGATCACGCGCAATGTATTCGATTCGTCCAGTTCCGGAAGCCCGATCAACCTGTCCGGATCTGCAACCTGCATTATCACTCTGACAGCGCAAGGCGCCCAGGCAATCTTGGCGCTGCTGGCGCAGCGAGTTGGGAACAGCATATAAATGACCTTTACGCCAAATGTCTTTCCGACGCTTGCCCATCAGCCTCGTATGTGGCCTTGCTCGATAGGGAACGGGGACGCGAGCAACTGGAAACAGGGCGTAGTTGCGCAAAGCAACGGCACCAAGGTTGTTTCCGCAAGTGTCACGTCAAACGATACCTCGACCCGCGCGGTCCAGATGGCGATTGGGCGTTCGGGATCGCTCACCTGTACGAGCGCGTCGCCCGGCGTTTTTGCGTGGACGGGCAACACACTATCCATCGGCGATCAGGTGGTGCTCGGCGGAACGGCTGTCCCCACGGGCCTCACTGCCGGTACAACCTACTATGTCGCGACGACCGGCTTTGTTGCCGGATCCACGTTTGAGCTTGCTGCGACCGCAGGCGGCACGGCGATCAATTCAACCAGCACCGGCACGGCACTGACGGCGACCGTCATCCGGCCAATTGCAACGGTATCGGCCGCAACAAACAGCGGTCTTGACGGCGCGACGACCACCCAGAATTTCTTCAACAACACGCTCAATCCGTTGCCGACCGACCAGGATGGACAACCCTATCTTTTCCTGGAGAGCGGCGATTCTCTTTATTTCGGTTGCACGTCCACCGTGACGGCCAACAAAATGATGAGCGTACAGGCGATGGCTGCGGACTTCTAAGCCATGTTCATGACGCCTGGCAGCAAGCTAAAGATCGGCCAGTCGTTCCCGAAGGGAACGACCCTTCTGTTCTGGCAGGCGTCGGCGCCGCTCGGCTGGACCAAGATCACCACGCAGAACGACAAGCTGCTGCGCGTTGTCAGCGGCACCGGCGGCCCGCTCGGCGGTGGTGGCAGCAATGCCTTTTCGAGCGTCAATGCGCAGACCGTGGTTGGAAGCACCACGCTCAGTGCATCACAAATTCCGTCCATAACGTCGTCCGGCACAAACACCATCACGGTCTATCCAGCAGCCAACAGCGGATATTATACGCCGCTCAGCACGGGTGGGTGGAATGTCTGCCCAACGCCAACATCAGGCGGTGTAAGCACTCCGTACACGAGCGGCTCGATGACTTACACCAATACGTTCTCAGCCTCTAACAACATCAGCGTCACGTCCAACAATACCGGTTCCGGCTCTCATAACCACCCCATCAATCTGTCGATTCTCTACATTGACCTCATACTGGCGAGCAAAAACTGATGGTTCAAATTCCACATGCCGACGAAGGTCCGACTTGCCCGCTCCATAGGGAGCCGATGTCGAACGTCTGCCACAAATGCCCGTGGTGGACGCGCGTGATGGGCAAAGATCCGCAGTCCGAGGAAATCATCGACGACTGGCGCTGCGCGATTGCGTGGCTGCCGAAGCTGTTGATCGAGGGCAGCCAACAGATGCGGCAGGCCGGCGCCGCCGTCGAGTCGATGCGCAATGAATTGGTTTCGGCTGTTGTCGAATCCGTGAGTGTGGCGGCGGAAAATGCAGGGAGGCTGCTTGATGCGCATCACGATCCTCGCTGACCACAATGCCGTGTTGGTTCAAGGCAGTCCGGAAACTGTCGACCGCTCGCCGGCGTCAGTCGCTTAAAGCCGGGGCCTCATGTTCTACGGTTTTGCTTCCTATGCGAGTGGCCCTTACGCTGCGGTAGAGACAACAGCGGCGAGTTCGCACACACTTGTCGCGGGTGGTGCATCGTATTCCCTGTCGTCTTCTGCCTCGGCGTTCCTCGTTGCCATGGCCTCCGGCGCCGCCGCATTCGCTGAGATCGGCGGCGCGGCAACTTTCAACGCTTCGCTTGCGGTATCGCGGGGCACATTCATGGAGACCGGAAACGCCGCTTCATTCATTGTTTCCGAAGCCGCGCTGGGTTCGGCATATGCCGTCATTGGCAGCCCGGCGCTCTTTACGGCGAAGTTAAACGGCGTTGCCGCGGCTTACGCCGAGGCTGGCGGCGCGGCGACGTTCTCCGCCATGTTTTCGGCCGCGGCAACAAGCTACGCGCTTAGCGGAACTGCCTCAACTTTCCTGACAAAGCTTGCCGCGTCTGGCGCCTCCTACGCCGAGGCGGGCAGCGCGGCGACCTTCAAGGTTTCGCTGTCGTCGAGCGCTGCGAGTTACCTTCTCGCCGGCAACGCCGCTCACTTTTCACCGGGTGAAATCGCCGGGGCCGGAAGCCTCGTGTTGACAGGCAATGCAGTGCCGTTTCTTGTCACGGTACCGGTGGCATCAAGCGCC